TGTATTCCGGGCCCGCCCGTGATACAATAGGGGCGGCCCTGGTTGGTGGTGCTTCTGGGGCTTTTCTTGCCCTGGTCACTGTTGCAAGCGGTGGCCGGGGCTTTATTTTTCAACGATGTAGTACGGGGTTACTCTCCCGCCGGTTGCTTTGGCCTTATCTTTGGCGGCTTCCTCTGTGGCATACCATCCAATCGTAACGCCGTCTTTTTGCACTACGTATATATCGGGCTGCATTCTTTTCCCTCCTGGCCTGTGACCTTGCTTTTCCCTGCCGGTTGTGTTATAGTGGAGGCGGCCAGATGGCAGGCTCTAACCGCCTCCGTTTTGGTTCTTTAGGCTCCCTGTGCTGTGGTAGGCTGCGGGGAGCCTATTTTTTTACTGCTTGGGAATGGCTTCTCGGATGATGCGGGCCGCGTCCTGCGGATCTTTGGCCGTGGCCTCTACCAGCCTGGCCAGGGTTTCAAGGTAAGATGCTAACTCAGTCTGGGTCATGCTATCAATCTCCATTTCGCTTACCTCCTGCCCGGTAGATTTGTCAGGGTTTCCCTTGACAATTATGATTATATCAGGGCTTATCTTTGCTGTCAATATGTTTTTGCAAATTTTATCAGGTTTTTTCTTTGCCAATTTGCGTGTCCGTCAAATTCTACCTTTTTGGACACAATAAGGGCGGAAATAGGCATACCAGAGGGGGATATTTGCCGGGATAAGGTAAGCAGGTTAGTCCAGTCAGCCCCGAAAATACAAAAAAGATAAAGAAAA